CGAAACACCTCGCGCCATGTGGAACTGCCGTCCGACACAACGTGGTACCGGTCATTTGGATAAAGGGTGACCGGCCTGTTATCGATTGCATCGCTGCCTGTTGTAGCAATGCTGACATTCGCAGTTCCGACAACGGCGAGCGTGTAGCCGGTGCCCGCCGCGACGGTATTCGCCGCAGGCAGTGTGATGATGTACGGCAAGCTGCCTGAGAGCGTGACAATGTTCCCAGCAGTATAATTCGGCAGGGTGGCACTGTTCGAAAATACGCTCTGCCACCCGACCGAAATTCCTTTGCCCACAGGATAGGACAAGGTGCCCTGATAATATCGAAGCGTACTTGTGGTGCTGTCATAGGCTAATCTGGAACTGGCAGTCGGTTCGAAGGCGATGGAGTGACCGGCGGCCATCCGTATGGCGGCAGCGCCGGATAACTGTTGAGCCGATGTCGTATCAAGGACAGATGTGGAAAAAGGGACATTGATGTTGAAGACGGTATAGGCGCGGCCACTGCTGCCTGCGGCCAACCATACGCCCAATACTGTGGAGACTTCGACGGGAGCGCCTGATGTGGTGTTCTGACCAATCACCATGGACTGGATTTGACGTCTTGAACCGTCGTCCGGGCCATTGCCGAACCAGTCCATTTCCACGGTTATCGAAGATGCGGCAGAACTGGAGGGTTGGCCTGTGGTGTCGCGATACTCCAGGCAGGCAGACCAAAGGTTGGGCTGAGGTAGGGGGTTGCCGTTCGAACCATTGCCGATCGCTTGCCTGATCGTTTGTACATACCGCCCCACATGCTCGGCTGCAGCAAAGCCGCTCGGCGTCTGCGTGCCGCACCATAGAAGTCTGTCAACGCCACCCCACACGTAGTTCGCCGGGCTATTGTAGATGATGGTGTCGGTCCGATTGTTGGCGATGACCGCGGCGCTGCCCGCCGAATGATTGACAACATATGACGAGTGCACGACGGCGAAGTCGGTGAATTGCGATCCATTCTGAGAGAATTCGGCGCCTTGTGCACTGTTGCCGACGACGATCCCTGGGAGATAGTTGCTTGTGGGGCCTCCACCTCCCGGGATCGTATCTGACAGCGGTGTCCCATCGGCGAGTGTCGTGCCGTCCACGATCCATTTGACGCGCTTGGTCACTGAAATACCCCAGTTGGTGGGGCTTTGAAGGACCGTTACTCCATTTGGGACATATATCACTGAACCCGGCGGGGCTGCCTGATAGGCTGCCTTGAATGCGGCCGTGTCGTCGGTGAATCCGTTCAGCAGAGCGTTGTACGGCGCTGCCCGTACGTTGATGACGCCCGTACCTCCTCCCGTACAGCTATCGACATATCGTTTGGTCGCGGCCTGGAGGGACGCAGCGGGATCGCCTGCCAGCGTCAGAGTTCCGGTGAGTGTCCCGCCGGTCGTGGGAAGAGCGCCAGCAACCTGGGCATCGACATACTGCTTGCTTGCCGCGTGCAAGCCTGTCGTCGGATTGCCGGGAAGCGTGACGGCACCGGTCATGGTGCCGCCAGCAAGGGGTAGTCCGGTCGCCACCTGGGTATCGACATAGTGCTTGGTGGCTGCATGAAGTGACGTGGATGGGTCGCCAGCAAGCGTCAAGGCACCGGAGAGCGTGCCACCGGTTTTCGGCAACGCACCTGCCATCTGATTGTCGACGTAACCCTTCGTGGCTGCTTGCATCGCCGTCGTGGGATCAGCGGCAAGCACCAGCGGACCGGTCAGCGTATCACCGGTTCGCAGAACGCGGGTGTCGACGTACTGCTTGGTTGCGGCCTGCAGAGCGATTAGGGGATCGGCAGCAAGGGTCAAAGCTCCAGTGAGCGTCCCCCCAGATTTCGGAACGGCGGTCGCTACTTGGGTATCAACGTATTGCTTGGTAGCGGCATGAAGATTGAGCGTCGGGTCAGCGGCCAGCGTCAGACTGCCGGATAAGGTGCCGCCAGTCTTCGGCAACACCGTCGCGATCTGCGAATCAACGTAACGCTTCGTTGCAGCTTGTAGCGACTGCGTCGGATCAGACGAAAGTGTCAACGGCCCAGTCAGAGTGCTGCCCGTCAACGGCATGATATTGGCCGCAAGGTCACACAGCTTGCGCGACACCTGTGCTCCGGTCGGCGTGACCAGGAACTGACTCACATCGATGTCGGAGATGTCCGACAGGCCGTTCATGAACTGACTGTAGGTGACAGCCCGATTGCTGCCGTGCTGTCCTAGCGGAACCAGATCGCTACCCGTCGGAACAGTCCCCACGGGCAGGTTGGTGATGTTGAATGGTGCGGCACTTGCCGACAGCGTCGCATTGGCCAACCGAAGATTGGCACCAATACTGATCTGTTCCAGATTTCCTGTGCCGTGGCTGGTGCGGCCAAGCAGCTTGCCGGAGCTGATGGCGAGCTCGGGCTGTACGCCGGCGAGGAGCTGGGCTCGGGTGATCTTGCGGGCGGTGCCACTCTGGCTGACCAGGAGTTCGTCGGAATCCGAGGCCGCCGTGCCAGGCGCAAGCTGATCAATTGTCGGCATGGTTGGGTCAGCCTCTTAGGCTCGTGGCCCGCAAGGGTTGCAAGCGCGTCTGCAAACTAGTGAAGAGGGCTATGCAGCTGTTACGTGATGAGAACCGGGTTGCCGTTCTGGTCTGTCAGCACAATTCCTGCATCAGTCACCAGAGCATTTGGCGGGACAGGCGGGACGGATAAGTAGAGGACCGGCCGCAGAACTGTACGATTGATCGTGCGTCCGTTTGCAGTCCCGATCGCCAGATTCACCGAATACACGATTCCCGACTGCCCTCCCGAGAGCCACAGTATCGCAACCGGCCCATCTGTCATCAGGCTGTTCAAGGTGAGGTCGCCAGGGTTTGCCGGTTCGATCGAGACGTCGACGGTCGCAATGACATCCCCGTCGTTCCCCACCAGCGCTGGTGATACGTCGAACTGATAGTCCAGGACATCGGCGGGATCCTTGGTCGGCCAGTTCAGAGGCGGGGGTGCAACTGCGGTGGAACCGCGAGGCACAGGGATGAAGGAGTCGAGCACGACGGTACGCGCCGTGCTTGGTTTCCAGACATGACTTGCCGGAGTGGGCATGACGCTCCCCTGATACTGGATGCGGTCAGCTGGTGCCGCTCAGCGCGGCGAGCTGCGCGCTGAGCGCCGCGAGTTGCGCCTGCAGCTCTGCGATGCTCGGTGCTTGTGCGGACGTGTCATGTCTGGCTGCTGCGGTGAAATTCTTCCCATCGAAGCACCAGCCTTCATTCACATCAGTCTGGGAAGAAACATCCACCCAGACCAAGGCTGGGTTGAACATGCTGGTGACGTCGCCGTCGGTCCTCAACAGTTCCGCGACGATGCCATTTTGAATCCGCGCATAGGTCCTCATTGGCGATCCTACCATCTGACCACAACCAGGCCGGAGGCGCCCGGCGCGCCGCTATAGGGAGTGGCACTGTTCGCGCCAGTGCCGGCACCAGAAGCGCCCCCGCCAGGGAAACTGCCCTGTACACCCGTGGTTCCACTGTTTTGGGAGCCACCCATTGGAGCGCCGCCTCCAAGTCCGCCTTGGTTCAGCATTGCTCCTTGACCAGAAGATCCCGTCAGGTTGACATCGCCGCCAACGCCATACCCACCAGGCGTTGCGCCGTTACGCGGGTCCTGCATGGTCGCCAGGTTATTTAGGTTGCCGCCCGTGGCGCTCACATAGGTGCCAAAGCTCGACGTTCCACCAGCAGACGGCGCGCCACCGGCCGTGGTGCCGGCTATGCCGCCAAGGCCAACAGTTACCGGGATCGTTTGGCCGGTAACCAGGCCGGTCACGCGCTTGCGGGCATAACCGCCCCCGGCTCCTCCACCGCTGGCGTAGGTCTGGGTCGAAGCATAGCTTCCAGATCCACCGCCCCAGACCTCAACCTCCACCTGGCCTACGCCCATCGGAACCGTGAACGTGCCGTTGCTCGTGTAAGTGCCGACGGCGGATCCAAAGCCGGGTCGCAGCGCGGGAAGTTTCCAGCCCAGGAACGGTGCGGTCGGAAGTTTGGTGACATTCGTGCTGGTGATCGTCGTCTGCCCATAGGAGAGCGTGATGGCATAAAGACCCACCCATCCGTTATCCACCGGGGGTGTGACCTGCAAGCCGGAATTGGCCGCGGCGCCGGCCTTGAGCTGCAGTTGTACACGCTGGATACGCAGCGTATTCTGCGCAATCCCGGCGTTGTTTGGTCCACTGTAAGGTTGTGCCGGATTGGCCGCATTGTAATAAGGTAGAACGACAGGATTGGTGTCGCCTTCCAACAGCGCGGCCTGGATGAGATAGTTGATCGCTTGGCCGGAGGTCGTTGGCGCTGTCAGTGTAAAGGAGGTCGAGGCAAGATTGATACCCTGTTTCACCACTGGATCGGTGGTGTCGGCTGGCAGTGATCCGTAGGCGAGGGTGTCGACCACGGACAATTGGATGATGCTGCCCGGTCCGACCGTGATTGACAGCGAGGCCGGAGCCGTGGGCGAGCAGACCAGTCCATCAACGATGGTGTCAGTTCCGAGAATTACCTGGGCGAGATAGCCCAACGCAATCATGCTGTCTCGATTTGTGTTGAGCAGATCGGAATCAAGCGGAATGCTCCCGGGGTAGACCAGGATTCTGTCCATAAGGTCCTCTATCTGATCTCGGTAACCGGTTCAGTCGGTGATCCGGGTCCACCCGATAGTGGCCACGGGAAGCACGCCGGCGATGGCATTGTAGATGTCACCGTCGGTTACTTGGGCCTGCACCATGGTCAGGCTCGCATACTCAATTGCACCCTGGCCATAAGCTCCACCGCTGGATGACCAGCCACTGATCATGGCGATCCCCGCACCGATTGGACGATATGCAGTAATAAAGCACTGGAACGGCAGCGTCAGGCTTCCCCAGCCGCCGGCGCACCCGTATCCGGCCCCCCCGCCACCGCCAGCCAAGGATGCGTATCCGCCTGCATCGCTCGGTTGGGCAGGTTCGAAGATCTCTGGCGGTCGTCCTGTGAGATCCTGCAGCACCGACACGACAGCGGCACGGGTTCCGCGCTCGCGGAACAGTTCGCGTTGAATCGCGGCTCGAAACGCCGCGTCACCTTGACCTGTGCGCCGAGTGAGGCTGGTGCCGAAGTAGTCCTGTGCTATGACATCGAGCCAAATGTCAGTCGCTGTGGCGATGCGAGTCTGAGCCCGCACGTATCGCAATTGCTGATGGATAGAACTCCAACCGGAAGCCAGGGCGCCGAGAAGCGCGTCCAGAATGGGGGCGGAGTCCGGGAACCACCTTACGGGCAATACCGAGCGCAGGCGTCCAAGAATGTCAGATTGATCGCCAATCACTTCAGTTCACCGCGACTGTTCCTGCCTTGATAACGGTCGTTGGCATAGCGGGGAGGTCATCCGACGCGCCATTTATCATCAAGGCGTTCACGTTGATCACCGATGAATTCGCCGAGTATCCAATCTGCGCCAGTTTCGTCAGTGCGAGCCCGGAACCGATGGGCAAGCCATTGATGTAGTCGCTGACCGCATTGCCCACCATCGCCTGCACGGGTGCCTTCATAGTATCTGATGCCACTGTGACCATCATCGAAACATCAGCCGTGACAACACTTGGGGAATGAACGCTGAACAAGGAGCCGACGGGCCTTACAGCCTCGATTGCCGCTTGCACAGTTGACAGCAGGGCCGCGGACGGGCTGCCTGATCCATCATCGACTGTCACGATAAACTGGCCGAGGCTGGACTGTCCGGTCGGGCCGATATTCTCCTGAATGGTATAGTGAAGTCCTTGTTGGATGCTCGTGATCGCATATGCGACGGCTGCAGGCGTTGCCCGTGAACGGCTAGCGATGAAGTTTCGAAATCGGCGCCTGAAGGCATCGTCTGTCTCTGCATCGCGACCGTTCAGAAAGGTGCTCGCATTGTCCACCGAATCGATTCCCGGTACTGCCGAAGCCAGTAAGGAAATTGCGCCCGCCTGAACATTTCCTGCGTTTCCTGGTACGACCGCCGTCACCGGAAGGTCGAGCGAGGCAAGACCACTGGCGACGACGTACCCGTTGCTCGTACCTGTCCAGGCGGGATTGGTCGTATCGCTGAGAACCGAAAAAGTCTGCGTACCATCGGCGGTCCGGACCAATGTGCCAACCGGTACCAAGGCGCCCAGGGTCGGCGTAATGCGCGAGAATGTCACGATCCCTGTGGCACTGACAGCGGGTAGTCGGGTCAGCGACAAATCCGCCATCCAACTGTCGAGATCGGCTCCGGTGCTGGTGGCCGCCCTGGTGGTGCGCAGCACCTGCAGAATAAGCCACTGCATCCACAGACAGACAGAGGCGTTTGCCTCCAGCACGGCGCGGAGCGTGGATCCTACCGTAAAATCGAGGAGTTGTGTCGCGGACGCCTGGACTGCCGCGGCCATCGACTGAACAAGCGTGCCGAATGTACGGAGTGAGAGTTGCATTTGGCTCAGTTCGAAACCGAGAATGAGAGTACCCGCGTTTGGCTACTCTCGGCGTCCACATAACGAATGTAGACGTAGACAGTGCTTGATGCGCCACCGGGTGAAATCTGCACATTGATGAGCGGCTCAGGCTGGCGCGCCACTGACACTTCCTTAAATATCTGGCTGCGTATCACCGCCCTGATCTGCAGTGGGCTGGCCGGCTGCCCAATAAAACGTCCAAGCCCCGCGCCATAATCCAGCTGCCAGATATAATCGCCCGGATTGGTAAGCAGGCGTCGCAAGACACGCTGTTGGCCCCAGGACGATCCGTCGATCGCGCCGATATCGCCAGTCGGGCCGACAACCAGATCGGCTCCCCACTGGTGAAAAACATCGGCCATCGCGGTCAATCCGTTTGGTTAGGCGTACTCGTCGTACTGCCTCGTGAATCCGAATGGGTGTGGCCGTTGTAGTGGCTGCGCAACCGTGACAAGGAGCCTTGCCGGTCATAGACATCGCCGGCAACATGCAGATCCCCCTGCACCTGGATAGTTCCATCGTTTTGCAGCTTGATGAAGCAGCCTGACTTGTGGACCAGCCAGAATTCACCGGCCGGAACGGCCGGTGGGACGTGCGCATTGGAGAATGCACGCCCAACGATGAGACCATGCTCTGCCTCGCCTTCCTGCGCGACCACGAGCACCTGATCACCCGGCAAGGGCGGACAACACATTCCCCAGCCCGAGCCTACCCACGGCGAGAGCACAGGTAACCAGCCCGTCAGTACTCCCTCTGGCTGCAAAGTAACCTTTGCCGTTGCAGTCGATGGATCCACCGACGTCACTACAGCGAAGCGCGGCTGGCTGCCTCCCTGGTCGAGCGCTCCCGCGTGCTGTTTGATGATATTCAGAAGCCGTTCCATGGCTATGATACCGCATCGCTTGATCTCGGCGAGGAATTGTGAGCCAGGACATGCTGGATCAGTCCGCTGTTCTGGCGAAATCTCCGCTCAATGACATCGATATGGTAGGTCTGATCGAATTCTGTACTTGTGCCCCGGATCGCCAGTAAGCTGCGCGGCGTAAGTGCGAGTTCTCCCGGCATACTGATACTGACAGTGCGTTCATGTCGTGCCAGCTCGGCGATTTTGTGTTGAGCGAGCTTCAGCGCATCATCCGGTGTCAGGTTCGGCCGAACAAAGACGTAGCGTTGTGGTGATGTGGCGGCGCGTTCGTCACTTCCGGCACCGTGCACGCTAACCTGTTGAGAGAATGCTGCATTCTGGCGTGAGTTCCAGCTCTTGACCACAACTTCAATGTTACGCGCCAGGGTGAGCGATCGCGACAATCTGAGTTCACGCACGTCCCGGGCGCTCAATGCCAGCGCCACATTGGCAGACCGAGCAGCTGGTTGAAAGTAGAGTGCCTGTCCCTGCACGAACAGATCGAAGCCCTCCTGCTGTGCGAGAAACGCCAGTAGGTCCCATTCCGTAGTGGCTCGGCTGAACTGGTTAAGCGTCGTGCTATTGTGCTCGCCTTGGTAGTATCGGCCAACTGGCGTGGTAGTTGGCGACACGCGGGGGGCCAGATTGTGACGTTGTGCGAGAAGCGATGCGATCTCGCTGGCGGTTCGATTCGCGAAGGTTTCCTGAGTTCGAGCCTCTATTAGCGCCGCGGCAAGGTCTCGGCCGTCGAAATGTACGAGACCTAAAGCGACATTGATGTTGATGTTATCGACTGCCCCTTGGACGAGGCTTGTGAAAGATGCTCCGCCATCGAGACTGAATTGCACGTCGATCTGTATATCTGATGCGCTGGCCCAGAATGCGGCTCCGGCCGAAGGATCGGCGCCAAGCGCAGCGGCTACGCTGAAGCGATCCGCCGCATAGTAATTGTTCGACAGGACGTCCGCTTGGATAGCCCCCGTAAGGACTTGGCCATTGGCAATGATGCGAACCTGCGGAGCACGGGAGTTTGAGATGAGCTCATTGAGCGGCAACTCCGCCTCCCGCATTCGGGTCGAAATCCGGGATCAGTAGCGTGGTCACACCAGTCAATAGCGGATCGGTTATTTCGTTCAGTTCTGCAATCCGTATCCACTGCGTGGCATCCCCAAGTTCAACTGCGGCGATGTGAAATAGATTGTCGCCCGCAACGGTAATAACTTTCATGTCAGCTGCTAGCATTCGCATGGCTGACCGCGGCGCGACGGACGTAGGCGCTTGCAAGAACCAGTGATGCGAGTTGGCCACTGATATCCGTCGCACTTGAGAGAGCGTCGACACCGTCCTGTGCCGTTGCTGCCGCAGCGCCGTTTGTGGCGGCAAGCGCCGCATCGGCCGCATTGGCCGCATCAGCTATCGAGGATGCAGCGTCGACCAAGCCGGCCTGGGCTGCGACGTACGGCGCCGTACCGCGAGTCATGGCACTTGGAGCGAGCAGCATGGGCTGAAGCCCAGAGAGCTCCACACCGGTGCCATAGGCATAATCGGCCGCACTACTGGCGTCGCCGATGACGGCTGAGGTGAGGGAGACGGCTGCCTGTGCCAATATGGATGCCTCATCTTGAATCACAGTACAGCGTATCCAGTATGGGATCCACGACCCGTTACAATAATCGGCATAGAAGTCGGTGACCAGCACAGTATAGAAGAAGACATCCCAGGTAAGCGGCAGAGCTAAGCCGGCCACACGCATCTCATCGACGCTCCGTGCACGCAACGTAGCATCGGGTCCGGTAAAAGTCCCGGTGAAACAGATGTCGGCGTCATCGCGGCCGAGCGTGTCCACGATCCGGAGTCCCGAAGGCAGTCGGTGCACGGCCAGGCGCTGTCTGCCACCAAAGTTTACGCCAGAAGGGACTTCAAAATCCCGGAACGCAATTGGGCCAAGGAGGAGCCCGACATCAGTCATTGGCGTTGCTTCTCGATGGCTGCTGATCTGCACTGCGCTGGAGTGGATCGGATGGGGATAGCGGCTGGCGCGGTTGTGTTTGGACTGAGCACTGGCCCTTCTATGGCCAGGCCCAGCAGAAATGGGATGCTGATCATCGAAGTCCGCTCAGGCACCCGTTGGTGCTCCTGGAGTTGCAGTCATTCTTGAGTCAATGCCGGTTGCCATTGCCCCAGGGCGTAGCGCCTGGCTCTCGAGGTGGTTGATGACCCATCGGCCAAGCTCCGCGCCATCAAGCACGATTGTGCCTTGGTGTGATTCCTGATCGGTCTGCATTGATCGAGACCGGTCGTCGGCGAGTGTTGCTGCTGTCGTGTCCTGTAATGGGGAATTAGACATGGGTGGCCGCCGAGGGGTCAGACCAACTGGGGTTTTGCTTGTTGGCGAGTCGTCTGGTGAACTCGATGTGCCAATCGGAGCAACCGAAACATACTCGAGGGTTCCTGCACCGATATGGGGTGGTTTCAGG